TTGCTTTTTGGTACAACTCACCGCCAGCACCCTCACCCATCTGGGTAATGATGTTTTTCATTTCTGGTGCGCTTGCAGAACCTTTAACTTTACCAATTTGTTGGTAAATATCTTCTAATGCCCGAACCGTAATAGTGCCAGTTTTGCCAGGATCATTCATTGCCAATGATTCAGCGACAGAATCTAAAATTGGATCTAGTGTCTTGCGAGCCGTTGGCGTTTTAGTGTTGATGTAGTCAAGCAAACTTTGATATGGAACTTGTTGCAAAGTCTCACCAGCGTTGTCTGCTTGCGCATACAACGATTTGTATATGTCATATTTTTTGGTGTATTCGTCATTAAGCGCTTTGTCAACAATTTTCCCAACCGCACGCATCTGAGTTGGATCGGCCACTTCGGCGCCCACCTCATTAGTCATGCGCTCAAAGTTCTGCACAATGGCTTTTTGTTGGTTTGCCTTAAAACCGCCCATTTGCTCGGCCAATTTGGTTTTGGCTTCTTCAGTAATGCCAGTCACTACACCTCGGCCAACTTCTGACTCAAACTGCTGTTGTGCCAAGTTTTTGGTGCGCTCACCAGCTGTTGCAGGAATGTTAAGACGGCTTAAGCGCTCTTGGCGCCTTAAGGCTTCATCAGTAGTGGCAGCGCCCATGCCCACCATGGCAGGCTGTTGTTCGCGTGTCATCACGTTGGCCAACGCATTTTGCATTGGCACTGTTACTTGTCTTGCAATAGGACGGGCAAGAACATTGGCTTGCGTTGCAACAGCAGGCGCCAAAGCGTTAATAGTTGAGCCAGTCGCGCCAAGCGTTGGTGGCAAAGCGCTAGTAACGGGTTGCAAGAACTCGCCCATAGCACCCAAAGCCTCTCTGGCCGTTTGTGTGCGCGGTTGGTATTGAACAGCTTTCATGGCTTCTTCGCCTGCGCGAATGCCTTCTTGAGTGCCGTATTTGCCACTGGCTAATGTGCCTGCAATGCCAACAAAAGGTGAAATAGCACTGCCGGCCAAGGTAGCGCCAACCGCAAATGGCGTTTCAATCACGCCCATAATGCGGTCACGCAACGGCACTGTTGGTGCAGCTTTGCCAGTTACAACGCCTTCAGCGCCAGGAATTGCGGCAGCTGTGCCTAAACCAATGGTTTTGTAGAACTCTATTTTTGGAATCTTTGAATAGAATTTTTCATGCAATGAGTCGGCCAGAGTAAGGTCTGGCACAGAGTCATATTGTGGATACTGTGCGCGGAACTCGGCAAGTGTGGCCATTATCTGCCTCCAGGCAATGTCAGCCCTAATGGATTGGTTGGCGTTGCATTAGGTATGCCGCCACCGCCTGCGGGAGCGCTACCACCGCCATAACCTTCAATGTATTTTCTGCCTTCTTTGCCAGTAGAAATTTTCATGCCTTCAATAGCACGTTCTCTGGCAGCGGCTTTTTGTGCAATTACTTTTTCTCCTTCGCCAACTAAAGGGAAAAACTCTTTAATTGTGTTGGATATTTCAGATGCGCCAAAAGCCGCGCCTGAAGTTTTGCGCAAATAAGCAGTAGCAAAAGCCAATTGGGCTTGTCCTAATTTTTGTTGCGCTGCGTTTGGGCCAATTAAACCAGTTGGATCTGCATTAAATGTTGATTGAATAACATTTCCAATATTTTCGCCAACACCAAAAGGAATCATTTGCGCAAGGCCAGTCAATAAGCCTGGCACAACTGCATTCTTAACAGTACCTGACTTTTCTAATTCCTTGATGGTGTTTTGCGCTTGTGCCATTGCACCGCCAAACATGGCTGCATTGCTTTGAGTTTCAGTCATGGCCGTGCCTTTGCCCATCAATGGCACACCAGCCGCAGGGGCCGCTGCCGGCGCTTGCTGATCCAACACGCTTGTCATGCCAGGGATAGCTTGGACGGCAGGGGCGCGAGTGCCTGGCATACCAGCGCCAGCCATTGGTGCGGCAGCTGGTGCAGCGCCACCCACCGTAACAGGAAAGGCTTGCAGGGTGCGCTTGTTAACACCCACAATTGAGCCGTCTTCAGCTTCTTTAAGTTCAAAGCCAGGGTTGGCTTGTTCCCATGCAAATTTTTGTCTTGCCAAAGTAAGTTGGCCAGCAGAGGTTGTTGCTTGTCTTTCAGCAGTAATGTCAGCAAAAGTTTTAGTTTTTGCAATGTCCATGCCAGTAACTGGCAAACCATAGCCAGGCAACATGGGGTTGTCTTGAATTGTAAGAATTTTGCCACCAGCTTCTTGACGAACATTTTTGGGCAACATAGCAGCCAATTGATCTTTGGCGTCTAACATGCCCATGATCTTCTGAACGCGATACTGTTTGTATTGGTCAGGCGTCATGCTCATAATTAACTGCGCTTCTTTGGCCGCAGTGGCTTCGTCAAAATAGCCTTGTTTAACGCCATCTTGCAATCTTTCAATTGCGGCCTGCGGTGTTGAAGCCTCACCCATGGACTTCCATCCATGGCTAAGTTTTTCTTGTTGTAATTTAAATTGTCCGGCAGATGTCTCTTGCTTAGTCTTGGCCAACGTGGCCTGCTTGGTTTCTGACTCAAGCAACTTGCTTTGAATGTCTGGCAACAGATGCGCAGCCTTAGACCTTGCAACATTGCTGATCAACATCTTTGGATCTAACTGACCAGTCTCAGGGTTAAACGATCTTTGGTAAGCATCAGACAAAGCGTTTTGAGATTCTTCTTGACGACGGGCACTGCCAAGCTGAAACTGCGCTAATGCGTTTTGATTCTGCGCGTTTTGAATTTGTGAGAACTGCGCAAGCGCGTTTAAAGGGTTTTGCAACTCAATGCCGCGTACGCCTAAAGAGATAGAGGGATCAAGTGCCATCATTAACCTCCGTACATCTGTGCTTCAAGCGTCGCATTGCTTGGGCTAGTTGATTGAGGATACAAACGGTTCATTACATTTTGATTCTGGGTGTAGTTCATGTATTGATTTAAACCGCCAGTCAGCGCGTTAGCGCCGCCAACATAACCAGATGCGCGTGCAGCGCCTGCACCAGTCATTAAGTTGCCTGCGTTAACACCAAATTGACCTGCGGCGCCACCCATATTGGTTGAAGCTGTTTGGCCAAACCCCGCCCTGCTTGCAAGGCGGTTATAAGCATTGCCAAACTCAGTGGATGCAAAGTCTTGGCCATAGCGTTGTGCTGCCTTTAAAGCGCCACCGCTGATCAAGCCACCACGGGCGGCTGCGCTACGTTCAAGCGCTTTCATGCCTTCGCCAAGTCGAAATTTATAGGATGGATCCATTGCGCCCATAATGTCGCCGGATTCTATTTTATTAAGCGCGTTAATACCTGATTGGCGAAACGGTTCTTGCAGTTCAAGCTGCTTGTTGAACATTCGTTCTTGAAGTTCAGTTGCGAGGTCAGCAGACGCGGCTTGCGTTTTAGCTGCTTTACTTGAAGCATTTGCACCGACTAAGGCACTACCGCCAATTGCTAGGGCTATCCATGGCATATCAATCCTCCTGTAGGCACTGGGCCAGTTCTTGAACCTTGGCTTGATCGCCTGGCACAATTAAAACTTCGTCAACTTTATCCAAATCAGTGCATTCTGTTGCATGAATGCAGTACCACACAACGTCTGTGAGTGATTTTACGCCATGATGCTTGTCGGCTTCAATAGTCAAACAAGCTGGCGCGTGAATAATCTTGCGCTCACCATCAACCATTAACTCAATTGAGCCACTGGCCAAAATCGACAAATGGCTGAACTTGTGCTTGTGTTGGACAAGCACATGCCCCGCCGGTATCAGCGTTTCTTTGGCGTAGACGCCTGCGCTAAAATGGTGGTTAATCATAAGGCCGCAATCACAAAGGCCAATAATTCTTCGTAGCGCACGCCAAGTTGCACGCCACCGTCTACCACGTCTGAGCAGAAAATGCCGTAGTCGTTGGCATTTAAGCCTTCAGCTTCAAAGGCCGCCTGCACGTCTTGGGCAATAACGCCAACGTGTTTGCGTGCGCCCGTGCCTTTGGTGGCCACAGCGTCTTTAAACTTAAAGGTCTTGAACAAGCCTTTGATGCGTCTGGCCACAGCCATCTCGGCTTCTGTCAAGTCAGCAATTTGCTCTTTCTGGTTTGCGTCAGACGTGTTGATTGTGCCTGTGGTAGCGTAAACCGTTGACCAGCGGAATGTTGCAGCGCCGCAAGTCATTGCGCCGTCGTTGCTTGGAGCAAAGGCAGAACTGCCGTTGACAAAGATACCTTGGCCAGAACTGTTGCCCAACGCTATCAAAGCATTTGATGAGTTAAGCGTGTAGCTACTGGTTGTCAGCGTACCGCCAGACAAGTTGTTGGCGTTAGCCACCGTGCCAGATGAACTGACTGGTGTGTAACCCAACGCCGTTGTGACGTTGCCGCTTGTAAGCGACAGCGTACCGCCAAGGGTCAAACTGCCAGAAGATGTAACCGTGCCTGACAAAGTAAGGCCAGAAACCGTGCCTGTACCGCTGACGCTAGTGACAGTGCCAGAGCCAGACACCGTTTGCCAAGTGCCGTCATTACGCAAAAACTTGGTAGTGTCGCCAGTTGGCTGGGCAATGCTGTAGCCGTTCCAAACAAAATTGTTGCTTAAGTAGAAACCGTTCCAACGACGTGCTGCACCACCCAAAACTAAAGCATTGGCAGCGCCTGAATCTGCGCTAGGTTGAAAGTTGGCGCCGTTAAAGTCAACAGCGCGGGGTGTGCCCGCAGTGCCGTTGTTGGTCAAGAACATTGTGCCGTCGTAAGTTGACAAGCCCATTGGGCCGCCTGGCGTTGCACCGCCTACGCCAATACCGTTGCCAGCTGACGTTTGGCCAAAGATGCCGTTAAGAGTTGTAATGTTGCCAGCCGCTGTAACTTGCGCCAAAGTAGGCGTTGCGCCGCCACCAGAGCCATTGGCCGCCGCAGTGATACGGCCTTGCGCGTCCACGGTAATGTTGGCGCTTGTGTAAGAGCCAGCGGTTACTGCGGTGTTGTTTAGGCTAATCGTGCCAGACGTGGTAATCGTGCCGCCGTTTAGGCCAGTGCCTGCGGTGATGCTGGTAACTGTACCCGTACCAGATACGGCCACCCAAGTGCCGTCATTGCGTAGGAACTTGGTTGTGTCGCCTGTTGGCGCTGGGATGGCGTAACTGTTCCAAGTAAAAGCGTTCTTCAAATAGAAGCCGTTCCAGTTGTTTGACGCACCGCCCAAAGTCAAAGCAGTCGCTGCGCCTGAGTCCACAGCAGGTTGGAAGTTTGCGTTTACAAATTGAACAGCGTAAGTAGTAGCTGCTGCGCCGCCGTTTGCTAAATACAAAGTTGTAGGATACGCAGCGACACCAGCGTAAGGAACGCCGCCGTATGTATTTGTACCTACAACAACGCCAGTTGTACTGCCGTCACCACCAATTTTGGCGTTGAGAGAAGATATATTGCCCGCAGTCAAAACAGCTTGCAAAGTACCCGCACCACCACCACCGCTGATTGGTGTGCCAGTCAAGTCAGCGTAAACAGCCGCCTCAACAACGCCCTCAAAGCGATTAGGAGCGCCTTGTTTGTACTGATCAACCGCGCTGTAAAAGTTAGCGCCAACAATGGCTAGTTTAAAATCATTGCCCACGTTGTTGATTGTGGGACGGCCTGCATTTGCCGAATAGCCAGACAAGCCAGCCCAACCGCAGCCCTCAAACGTGATAGGAAAAGCAAAAGCGGGATTGGACGCCGCCAAGTAAACTTGTTGTTGAGGATAGCTTGTGCCAACAACGGTAAAACTACAAGCATTTACAACGCCAGTAACGCCAGGGCGTGAGACTGTCTGTTGCACTTGGAACTGCGCTTGACCGCCGTTGGCTTCAAAGTAGACGCCGCTGATGTTAAACGCGCAAGCAGCTTGCTGGGCAAGTTTGCCGCCAGCGTCAACAATGGCCAAGCCCCACTTGGCGCTAGACAAGTCAGTGCCAAAACCGTTGGCTTCAATAGAGCCGCCGGTGTAGTTAAACGTGCCCGCACCAATGACCTTACCGCCGTAAGAATCGTTGTTGCCAACGGTACAGTTGGACATGATGATGGCGTTGGGTTCAGATACAAAACCAAATGCGGCGTTTGGCTCAAAGTAAAAACCGCCGTCATTGAAGCGGATTACCAAGTCATTGAACGTAGACGACAAGACGTTTGCGCCGTACAGGCCAGTTGACCAGCCTGCAAGGTAGACGTTGTTGATCGTGACAAACGCAATGTCTTTAAGGGCAAACCCTAGCTTGTTCTTTTGGTAGCCGTACAGCGTAAAGTCTTGAAACAGGCAGTAGCCTGCTGGGTTAGGATCGTAGCCAATAACTTCAATACCGTTGGCGTTGGCCGTTTGGTAGATGGTTGTGGCAGCCATGCCGTCGCCAGACATAGAGGGGCGCTTAATAGGGTCTGTTGCGCCACTGTTCATGGAAAACACTAGCGCAGCTGAAATCTTGTATGTGCCAGCAGGCAGATAGACGTTGCCGCCATAAGTGCAGGCCAAATTGATGGCTGCTTGGATGGATGCTGTGTCGTCTGTTGTGCCGTCGCCTTTGGCGCCAAAATCTTTGACAGACACCAAGTCTTGCAGTTTGTTGTTTAGGGTCTTGCCCACAGCGCCAGGGACAATTCCCAAAGCATAAGTTTGTTTAAACCCAACAAGTGCGTCACCCAAAGCAATGTTAGATGTATTGGCTAAATCATCGGCCAAAGTGTTGGCGTTACTGATGCCAGGGATATTGTCCCAACTACCTATCAGAACATTGTTTGCGTCTTCTAAAACAAATTTGTAAAGTGTGTCGGCAGTTAGCCAGATTTCTTCTGGCACACGGCCAGCGGCGTCCAACACGATTGGGTTGGAGTGCGCAGACAAGCCTGTGGAAGACGTAAAAGTGGCAGCAGCTGTTGTAGTGCCGGCCAGATAAGTGTAAAGCAGACCACCAGACAAGGGCGTGCCGTTGTCGTCGAAGAACTGTGCGCCAGCGCCTGCAAATAGGGAAATGTTGACGGTCATTTTCGTTCCTTAAACAATGCTTGTGATAATACCGTTTACTACAGTAACAGTCTTTAAATCAACAGTGGTAAATGTACCCGAAGCGCCTATGTTTTGGGTAGCCATAGTGCCAAGGCCAAGATTTGTGCGGGCGCCTGATGCAGTTGATGCGCCTGTGCCGCCGCGAAGAATAGGCACTTCGCCTGATGTAATTTGATTTGCCGCAATGGCAATTGTGGTGCTAACCGAACTGGTCAGCTGCCCTTGCGCGTTGACTGCATAGTTGGGCACGGTAGAACTTGTGCCGTAACTGCCTGCCACCACGCCAGTGTTTGCCACATTGACGGTAATTGAGCCTGGGCCATTGGCCACCGCAATGCCAGTGCCTTGCGTCAGCGTGTTTAGCTTGTATGTGCCCGTGTCACCGATTAGCAACTGGCCGTTAGTGGGCACGCCGTCCACGCCTGTGCCGCCGTTAGCAGGGTCAATAATGCCTGTGCCATCACCGCAAATAGTGTAAATGTTGTTCAAAAAGCGAAACCATTCACGCGAGATCGTGCCCGTGCGCTCGTCCATGAACGGCACGCGAGGGGCAGGAATCTGGGTAATGTTACTAGGCATTTGTTGGGCTTGCGTGTAGTTCAGCGCCTACGATGGCTATCTTGACAGGATCAGTGCCTGAAACCTCATAAACCCTGTCGCGCAGTTTTAAGGTCATGCCAAGACGTCGCCAGATGGTGCGGTGGCCATATTCGCCAATGCGCCCCATGGACGTCCAGTGTTCGCTTGACCATGTGTGGCCGCCGTCGTCTGACCAGCGAAGCATGGCCTGTGGCGGGGCAATTGGTATTTGGGTAATGGACGACAAAATAAAATCACCGCTTTCGGTGATCAAGTTGTCTTCAGCCTCAGTTACCAAAAACACGTTTGTGTCGTTTGTCAGGCCGTTCAAACCCACGCCAGTCTCAGCGTCCAATTGCAGGCTATGGTGGGCGCTGCGGTTTAGGTTGTTTTGGCCAGTAGGCAGGGCACGCCATGAGCGCAGCCACTTTTGGGCTTGACCATTGTCAGAATAGACGTCCAAGTCAAGCGTGTAAATGTTGCCATTGTCAAAGTCACCCACAACGGTGTTGCCACCAAAGTTGCACTGACAATTAGAACGGTGACGGGTGAATTGACCGTTGACCAAACCCGCACGCTCATGCCAGGCTTGCGTGGCTGCGTCATAGACCCAAGTTGCATTGGCGCTTGGGAAAGTCAAGACGTAAAAGCCGTGGCCTTCTTGCTGATATGTGTAGGCCAATGCGTCAGAGATATTGCCGTATTGTGCGATAGCGTACTCAACAGCATGGGTAGAAACCCTTTGTCCAGTGTAGCCGTTGGCTTTATAGACAATACCTTGGCCACGGGCGTCAGTGCCCAGCCAAAACAGACTGTTGTCTAGTTTGGCGATAGAAAAGGCGGCCACACAACCAATTTCGTTAAACGCGCCTTGGATGCGTTGCAGCGGAAAGTCTGTGCCTCCCACGTCATACCAGACTTCAACTGAGTCAGTCCCAAACAACCACGCTTCGCGGTGATCGACGTTGACCGCCACCAAGCCGTCTGGAGAGCCTTCAGCGCTTGCAAAATCAAGTGGGTCTATAGATGACCCATCCAAGAGTGCTGTGACCCATACACGCTGGCTATTGGGTTCGTTGAAAACAAAGTAACCGTCCAGATAACCCACAGTCGCAGCGCCTGGGAAGTCAGGGTCTGTAATCTGTTTAAACTGGTTAGTTGACTCGTTGTAGATGTAGCTTGGGCCGTTGCAGGCAAAGAACAGCTGCGTGCCGTTGTCGGCAATGGATACAGGGCCGCCGTCAGCCACGTCACCCAGTTTGACTGGTGTGGCCGTCAGGCTAGTCATCTTGTAGACCTCAGTGCCAGACACAACGTAGAAGTCTGCGCCGTTGGTCTGATGCGCCCACAATGCGCGGATGGGGCCAGTGCCTACAGTCTTTTGAAATAGCAAGCCTGGGGCGCGGTTCAGAAAGCCAGGCTCTTTACCGCCTTCAGGAATGACCTCTGGAAACAAATTGATCATGCGGTTGTCGGCAGCATTGATGCTGCGGGCAACGTAGCTTGAGCCAAGAATTGGCGTTTTCATCAATAGTTACCGGCATAGATGTTGAAACGCTGGCGGTTTGCCACCAATGCGTAAGGCAGGGCCATCACATCATCTGGGTTGTTGATGCGCTTCAAATCGCGCTTAGAAGTCATGGCAATGCGTTGCACTTGTGGGCTTGGCTCAACGCCAAACTCAGGGGCAAACTCCATGGCCAAGTTATAGGTAAACGCCCGTAGATAGCCTGGGGGGTAATGCAAAACCGTTGACAAATTAACGGGTCTGTCTAATTCTTGCACCGACACAAAATGAAACTCTAGGTTTTGTGTGGGTCTTGGGTAAAGGTATATCTCAATATCAGGAAACGTCATGTTGACCCACATAACTTGTGGGAATGTAGACGTCACAGTCTTAACAGCAATACCGTTGTACTGCTGTTGATTGATCATTTTGATGCCATACGACACGCCACTAGGCGCTTTGAAGTAAGTTGCATCATCAAGCAAAATGGGGCGGTTGCCTACAAAGTCACCTGTTGGGCCAAGAGTGCGGCTAATAAAACTTGCAGGCCAAGTAAAGACTTGATCTTCTGTGCAAAACACTGACAAACGCTCAGTGTTCCAACTGTCAATCATCTGATTGAGCGCCATTAAGGCGTCTTGCGACATAGATGCGGAGGGCGTTTCACCCTCGGCCAATATACCTAACAAGCGCAAAGCGCGGTTGATTTGATCGCCAGCGGTATACGTTGCCATGTTCAGACTCCTTCAGTTGCTTCCTCTACCGATTTACGGCGGCGCTTAATCTCCAATGTGTTTATTGGAGCCACCTGAACAGGCGTGTCTGAATTATAGCGAATCCAGCCATTTTTTTCATCTGCTTCAGCTTCTAAATCCATGGTGGCAATTTTGGCGCCATGGACAGGGTGAATCATTGTAATGTTCATAGTAGAAAGGGGGTGATTAGCCCCCTTTTGGTTTAAGACAACAAGCCAAGAGTTTGAAGTTTAGTTTCCAATTGTGTCACGCGGGCTTGCAAATTTGCAATTACCGCCAACACTGAATTACCCTCATCTTTGGTAACAAAACCAAATGGGGTGGTAGATGTCAAGTCTTGAATTGCAAAGTCTGGCGTGCCAGGTGCAGTGGACGTGATTGTCGTTAAGGCAGCGGTGTTGGCTGCAGGCTTGGTTACTGGAGTAGCACCATAAAAACCTGCAGTACCACCAGATTTGCCCATAATTGCACCGTCAAGTTGCGCGTCTTCAAACGCAACACCTACAGCAATAGTATTTGGCATGATTTTGTTTCCTTTAAAAATGGGAGCCGAAGCCCCCATTGGATTTAGCCTAAACGATACACAACGTAAGTACCGTCGCCGGTCTTGCGGAAGCGGAACAATTGGCTGGTTGTAATAGCGATAGCAACCAAAGCGTTGCCGCCGTCAGTTACACCAGTATTAACAGCCAAAGTCACTGCGCCAGAGGATGTGCCAATGTTCACAATTGACAAGTCAAATGTGCTGCCA